CGAAAACCTGGTTCCAGCTTCTCCGGATGGCCTCGACCGCACCGCCGACCGCACCGTCGACCGCACCGCCGACCGCACCGCGGACCGCACCGTCGACCGCACCGTCGACCGCACCGCCGACCGCACCGCCGACCGCACCGTCGACCGCACCGTCGACCGCACCGCCGACCGCACCGTCGACCGCACCGCGGACCGCACCGTCGACCGCACCGCGGACCGCACCGTCCCCTCTATATAGAACCCTCTCTCGAACACCGCCTTGAGATGGCGGTGTTCGAGAGAGCAGAGACGACGCTATAGGCCCCGCCAAAGAAACGACCAACGGTGAAGGTGCCCACACGACCACGCGGGGCTCCTCGAGCCCAGCGAACCGGTAGCACTCCCGCACCGCCTTCTCAAACTTCTCCCGGTCAGCCGGAGCCGTGCGAAGCCCGACCTCGATCCACCTGTCAGCCCACTCCTCCATCCGGGCCGACTGCGCGTCGGTCAGCTTGTCGATACGTGTGGCCATCGGTCAGTCCGCGACCTGCTGCGAGCCCCACGGGCGGTACTCGACCTGGGCGACCTGGCGATAGCCCCCAGAAGGGAGCGTCACCGTGTCGTGCTCCTCGTGGACCAGGTCGGCCTCGGTGACCCCGCCCTCGGCGAGCACCTGCAGGAACCTTTCGCCGAGATCGGTCTCGTACAGCTCGGCGTTCGACGTCTCGATCGCGTGCGCATGGCCGGTGACCTCGCCGTAGGCCAGAACGACGCGGCCGTTGTCTCGAGGGACCTTCGTGAGCCCTCCAGGCATGGCCTCGACGCGCACCAGCAGCACGTCACCCTGCCGGTAGATCTGCTTCTGCATGGCGTTACCTCCCATCAGTAGGGTGGCGAGCAGCCAGTGCCGCTCGGCCTTTGGTACCTGTCGGCGATGTACCCGAGGCCCCACCGGACCTGGGTGATCGGGTTCGTCTCCCAATCAGCACCGGCCGATGCCATCTTTCGTTCCGGCATGGCCTGAGGAACACCGCCGTAGATCCACCAACGCCATCCGCTCTCGCCGGACCAGAGTTCCTTGAGACAGACGAACTCCGAGTACGGCCACCCGCGCTTGTGGACGAGGTGCCGCGCGACGACGATCGTCGTGCGGACGACACGGTCGGAGCGTCCCCACTCGTCACGTTCGAGGGCCTTCTCAACGATCCGTTCCCTTCGCGTCTGATGCTCGTCACCTCCACGTTGTCTTGCTCCTGCAGCTGGTGCCGCCAACGCGATCACCAGCAGAAGTGCTGTCGCTACTCGTCTCATTTCGCGTCCCCTTTCGGCTACGGGCTTGCCTACCGGGCGGATCTCTACTCGGCGACCACCTCCAGACCTGCGAGTGAGATGAGTGCCCGGCGGAGCCTTTGGAGCCGCTCACGCCTTCCCCATACGCGAGCGTTATCTACTCGGCCCCGCCGGGCACGCTTGGGCAGTGCGGCGTGCTGTTCGAGCAATTCCTTCTGGGGATCGCCGAAGCGTTCCCGAGATGTATGCGCTTCACCGCACTGAGCCCAGGCCGGCGTCGCAGGTTCACCCCCTTCCCGGCACCGGCCGTCTCGTCCCCGCCCCAACCCCCTACGGGGGTGTGGGGGCTGGGGAGACGAGGGCATGAAGCTCAAGAGGCTTCTGACCTGCGGTTTTGGGGTTGGAGGGTCCCCAATAAACTCACGCGGCCTGAAACCCGCTCTGACCTGCGGTTTCAGCCCTCCACCTACCGCCTTGCCCACGATTTTCGGGAGACCGTGACTTTTCCGTGAGTTTGTACGGAGAGTCACAACAGTTCCTCCTGAGGAGCGTGGAGCTCCTGTTGCTGGGTAGTCGCGAACCATCGAGCGGAGTGGCCGCGCCCAGTTCCGATCTCCTGCCGCATAGCTTGTCCCGCCGACTCCAAAGATCGGAGTCGTCTGCGGGCCTTCTCGACTTCCGCCTCGCTCGGGTCCGTGGTGTCGAAGATCGCCACCGCGGCCTCGCGCGCGGAGAGTCCCTGAGGTGACTGCCGCAGGATTGCAACAGGGTCCGCTTTGTGGACCCGAGAGAGTGCCCCGGTCTCATGGTCGACGCGAACCTGCAGTGGTCCCACGTCGTCGGCCGGTTGCTTCAGATGATCGAGTGCGAACACCGGGTCGCCGGCTTTGCCCCAGAGCAGCACGACGGAGCCCGCGCCGGCGGTGATGTAGGTGGAGCCGTAGATGTCGTCGATCGTCCGGGGTTTGCGATTGTCTGGGGTCGACTTCCTCTGGTGGTGAAGCGCCAGAACCTCGATGTCGTTCGCCACGAGCTCGGAGAAGGCTGCATGCAGACCCTGGCCGGTCTCCTCCTTCGTGAGCTCAGAGGCGACGTCCTTGAGTGAGTCGATGACGACCGTGCCCACGCCGAGCTGTTTCGTCCACGCATACAGACGGCCCTGGTCTCGGGCGATGTCCCACCCCAGGGGCCCCGCGTGGACCATGAGGAAGTCCTCGAGCAACGAGTACTCCTCAGCCCCGGCGGCCTCGATCATCCGTCGGAGGCTCCGGCTCGCCTGCCGCGGGCGGTCGGCCGCGATGTACAAGATCGGCCGGTCCGCCTCAGACACCGGGAAGCCCAAGATCTCCTCCGAGCCCACGCCCAGGCGAGCCAGCATCAGCCGGTTGGCGAGCGTCGTCTTACCGACCCCGGTGGGAGAGGCGATCAGGAGCGGCTCTCCGCCGGCCCACAGCACCTCCGAACCGCGGCCCCACACCGACTCCAGAACGGCCCTCTCGCTGAGCGCGAAGGTGGTCCCGGAGAACATCCGACTGGCCACCTGGATCTCGGGCGCCGCCAAGGAGAGCTCCGCGAACACGGCCTCAGGCTCGGTGGTGGGATCGGCCATGCGCCTTTGGACGTCGCTCGCCAGGAGCACGATCCGCCTTCGCTGGGCGTGCCCGGCGAGGATCTGCGCGTACTGGGGAGCAGCTGCAGGGAGTGCGACCGACTCCGCCAGGGCGTGAAGCCTGAGCGGGTCTGGGCGCTTGGGGTCTTCCTTGGTGGAGAGCTCCCCGTGGTGAGACAGATCGGCGGCGACGGTGATGATGTCGACGTGCTGGCCCTTGCCGACGAGCCGGCCGACGGAGCGAAAGATGCATCGTCGCCACTCCCTGGTGAAGGAGTCCTCGTGCAGATCAGCGGTCACCACCCGCGCGGCCTCTTCGGAGACGAGCGCCGCACCTAGCACGGCGTCCTCCGCATCCTCGTCGGAGGGCAGGAGGGGATGGCTCGACCCGTTTCCGGAACCGTTCTCGCCACCGGGCATCTACCTGCGCTCGTCGGGAAGCTCCGACTCGTGGGCCAGGATCAGGTGCAGCTCGCGCAGCCGACCCCTGAGGCTCTCGAGGAACGCGATCTCGGCCCCCGGCGGCAGACGCCCGATGTCCCCGTCGGCCATGTCCATGACCAGCGACCGGGCGAGCATCGTGACGGCGTCTTCGCGCGTGGCGGGCGAGAGGTTCATGCGACTTTCCTTGACCTATGAGCGCTGGTCGCCTTCCGGTCCACGGTGCAGAGCTCTCGGGGGAAGATCCTGACGCCGCCCTTGGAGGCGTCACGCGCCTCGACGTGGGACTCGGTGACCTTCACGACCACGAAGCGGCGCCTGCCGACACCGGGCCAGTCCTTGACGCGGACAACGTCTCCGACCTTCATGCCGAGACCCCGGGCTTCGCGGCGAGCTCTTTCAGCTGCTCGTTGGTGATCGACTCCATGGTGGCGGAGCCGAAGCGACCGTTCGCCTCCCGCATGAGCCTGGCGCGGCCCTTCGAGCCTCCCCCGAAGACCTCGAGCGCCTTGTGGTACAGCGTGTCGCGGTCGTCCGAGGAGCCGTTACCTGCCTGCGACGGCTGGGGCTTCGGCTCCTCGGACTCCGCGGCCGCCGCTTCCTTCCCCTTGCTAGAGGCGGCGACAGGCGCGAGGCCCTCCCACTGCTCTATCAGTGCGGAGGCCTGCTCTCGCGTCAGATCGTTCAGCGACGGGACGCCGGCGCTCTCGTGCTTCTCCTCTTCCGACCACCCGAGGTGTCCGGCGATCGTATGCAGCTTGGTGATCTGCGGACGGGTCGCTAGCGCGCCCTGAGTCTCACTCGTCTCTCCCGGGAGCGGTGGGGGCGGGCCGAACCCGGCGCCGTCCGTGCGGTCAGCGAAGACCGGGTCCTTCGGGAGGTCGGGACTACCCGTGCCGAGTGCTGGCTTCGGACCGGTGCCAGCCAGGACCGGAACACCGTCTTTCATGTCGACGGCGAGCTCCATCATGCTGAAGGGGATCCGGAGCACCGGCACGATGAAGTGGTGGGTCTTGCCGTCGACCTTCGAGGTCCGGTTCTCGATCGCGAGTTTCGCGCCGGGCATCTGACCCTGCTCGTGCAGCTGCTGGAGCATCGCAACCGTCGTCGGGAGTTCGGCCGCGGCGTTGTACCCGTGCGTCGTAATCCGCCACACGCCGAGGTCCGGCAGCTGGGGCAGGACGAGCAGCAGGTGAGTCGTGATCTGGCAGTCGCGCTTGTCGGGGTTGCACAGGCACGCCCGGCCGGAGATCAGCTCGGTGAGCGTGTCGCACCGACGTTTCACGCCGCCGGCCGACCACATCTCCATGTACTGCGAGCGGTCCAGATCCTGGGACGGCACCAGCACGGGGAGCTCGGAGGTCGTCGTGGCCAGCTCGTACTGCGCCCCCTCCGTGGGGGCTCCCTCCCACTCCTGCACGGTGCCGCCCCAGAGCTCGGCAGCTCGCTCGAGCAGATCCTTCGCCGGGCTGGTCAGGCGGAAGCTGTCGCGCTTGACGGGCTGGCCCTTCGCGCCCTTCTCTCCGGTGCGGATCCTCCCAAGCTCGCGGTAGCGACGCTGGATGGCATAGGGCTGCACAGGACTCACGGCTCTCCCACTCCCTTCGGGACGACGGTGGCGGCGACCGGACGGGGCGGAGGCTTCAGCTCTGAGCCCACGACCGAGCGCGACAGCTCCTCCTGGAAGCGGAAGACCTCGCGGCAGTACAGGAACGCCCGGAACAGCGACTCGTCGGCCTTCACGGGCAGGAACGAGTAGCCGCCGCTCTTCTTGAGGTGCAGCACCGCCGCGCCGTCGAGCTTGGGCATCGGTGACTCCGATGCATCAGGCAGGCCGAGGAACGTCTCCGCGTACCGGTAGGCCGCGAGCTGCAGCCCGACCTCTGGGTACACGCCCTTGCCCGTCTTGTAGTCGACGAGGATCTTGAGCGGCCGGTCCTCCTCGACGCCGAACATCAGCCCCAGGCCGAGGCCCGGGTGATCCAACTCGACGATCGCGTCGAGCGTGCCCGCGTATCGCTCGGTCTTGGAGAACACCGGGGCCTCGACCGCGATGAAGCTCGGTCGGAAGTCATCGAGCCAGGAGACGAAGCCCTCGAGGTAAGGACGCTCGTCCTCCGACCACTCGGGGTACGGCCGCTCGAGCGCGTAGGCCTCGGCGGCTTCGTGGACCCTGCTCCCGAGGTTGCCGGCCTTGTCCCGGCTGGCGTAAGGAAGACCCTTCAGGTGGCGGATCAGCCCGTCCTCGCCGAGCTCCTCGAGGAGCGTCGGCATCTTCTCCGCCAGTTTGGTGGCGCCCTCGGCGACCATCTTGATCCCCCAGGGCAGGAGCGCCGGCTTGGGGAGCCCGCCGCCGATGATCGTCGTGACCGACCAGTACTTCTCGTTGTTCCAGACGTAGAATCGGCCGCCCTGCGCTTGGTCGACGCGGTAGCCACGCGGAAAGCGGCGAGCTGGCTGGCTCATGCCCGCCCCCAAGGCCTGCCGGAGAAGTCGTCGTGGAGCGCGTGCTCCCGCTCATGGCGAGCCTCGCTGGGGCTGCGCATCCCGTCCTCCGCGCGACCGTTCAGGATCACGATGTAGGCCACGAACGCCAGGGCGAGCAGAGCGGTGGCGAGTCCTCGTTCGGTCCCCCTGACCGCCAGGGCGCCAGTGGTGATCGCCGCCACGACCACGAACCAGGCGAGGAACAGGGTTGTCGAGGGGCGCATCATGATGCCCGCCCTCTACGAGCAGCGAACTCGGCGAGTCGAACGCGGCGGCAGAGTCGGCACACCCGACGGCCATCCCTCAGGTAGGTCGTAGCGGGCGTAAAGGCGTGACCGTGAACGCAGTGGGTCTTGGTGGCGGCCCGTCCCCTTCGCTGGTTCGTCTGGTGGGTGACCGCTTCCAGATGGTCGGGACGCACGCACGCGGTATTGCCGCAGAGGTGATCGATCTCGAGGCCTTCGGGAATGGCACCAGCCCACCAGGCGTATGCGACCCGGTGAGCCATCATGAAGACGCGAGGACCAGACCGGAGCCTCAGGTAGCAGCTGCCGTACCCGAACTTGTCTCGGGATCCGGTCCACTCCCAGCAGCCTTCGGTCCGGTTGTCGACCCGAATGAAGAAGCTCCTGAACGTTCGCTCGGTCACGTCCTCGAGCCGGGGCACCGGCCGGAAAGAGCGTGTCGGCGAACTGCACTTCTCCGCCACCGCCATGTCAGACCGCGGCCTTCAGCAGGGCGTCGAGCTCGCGGGCCTTGGAGCCCAAGATCTCCCGGACCTCCTCGAGCGACGAGTCCTCGTCAGGAGGCCAGATGTCGCTCGACTGCCGGCGCCACATCCGCCCCACCTCGCCCGAGGCCCAGATGTCGTACAGCGTCTGGCTGCCCCCGGGATAGGTGATGAGCACCTGGACCAGGTCGTCCTGCGCGCGGATGACCTCGACGCTCACCGGGGGTCTCCACAGAGGGAGGGAGAGGCCCCGCGCTCGGGTTCACCGGATGTCGACGGCAGAGCCCGATCGGCCATTTCACCCACACGGAGCCTCTCCCCGATCGCGCGAGCGGGAGCCAGCGCGAAATCTTGTCTGTCTTGCCGTCCGGCTCCGCCCCGAACAGAATCCGGTGGGGCGGAGCCGGCGGGGATACCCTTCTGGCCGATCAACCAGATCGGGTGCTGGCCCCCGGGACAGTCCCTCCGCCCCACCTGTGCCAGTGCGAGGAGGATCTCGTCCGCCCACAGGCGAAACGTCTCGAGGACATCCTGCTGGTGGGTGCCGTCGATGCGCAGGTAGAACTCGACGCCTTGGCGGCGGTGGTTGCGTCTCGTCAGGGAGAGCAGGCCGGCCGGGGGGAGCTCGCCTCGTGGGCGGAGCGTCACGCGCTCGTGGTAGCCCCGGATCCCGGCCGACCCGATCCAGGCGCCGACCCAGTACGCGGTGACCGCGTCGGATCGGCGAGGCTGGAACTCGTTACGAGGAAGGGCAGTGGCGAGGGCCACTCAGACCGCCGCCTTCTCATCCTCGGGGAACACGGCCTCACGTCGGCGCCCGAGAGCCTTGGCGAGTCTCTCCTTGGTGATGCCACGGGGCTCGACAAGCCCACGCTCAATGCGGGAAAGATGACCAGGATCGGTTCCGAGGATCGCGGCGAGCTGGCCGAGCGTGAGTTGCTTACGTTCGCGGAGTCGCCGCACGTTGTTAGGCGCTTGCGTCATGCAGGGGACGCTACACCCCGCCCCCCCTTTGCGTCAAGTTGCGTCGGGCAAGTTTCTCTTGCATTTGTCTCTCTTTGTGCGTTAGCATCAACGCGTGGCTGACGCGGCACCCCGAGAGCACGCCTTCCCAATGCCGGAAACCCTCGGCGGGAGAGTTCGCTACTTCCGCATTTTCCACTCCCCGTTTCAGGCACAAGAGGCTCTGGCTCAAGCGGTAACTCGGCTCGGCGTGCGGACCAGTCGATTCCAGGTGAACGAGATCGAGAACGACAAGGCGCCTGAGCCGCTCAGCCTCATGCGGATGCTTGCGATCGCTCGCGCTTTGGGCCGTACGCCGGAGGAGCTGCTTGTGAAGAAGGAGGACTACCCCGAGCTCGAGTTCATCACGGATCGCGCGACTTTGGAGCTGCTGCAAGCGATGGGATGGTTTCGTGAAACAGCCTCTGAGCAGCGGAAACTCCGCCCCGTACGTGGGTAGCGTGTGAGTACGGACAGTGCCATGCTTCTCGGTCTAGCCCGTGCCCCTTCCCCGAGGCCCGCATCTGTGGATGGACTTCGCCCGTTGGATGCTCGACGAGCGGGGGTGGTCTCGTGCCACCAGGGGCTCGCGTGAGCGCAACCTACGCCTCGCTGACCGTTTCCTGAGAGAGCACACGGGCCGCGCGCTGTTGCGAGCCCACCGGGAAGACCTCGTGGCCTTCCTCCACGAGGCCCGCCACCCCAAGACCAGGAACACGAGGCTCGCCGATCTCCGCGCCTATTTCCGCTTCGCCGGCGAGCGCCGGTACCGGAAGACGAACCCGACCGAGACAATCGAGCGCGTGCCCGAACCGAAGAACCTCCCTCGCCCAATCGCCCACAGGTTCGCCGTCGAGCTGCTCCGGGGCGCGAGGCTGTACAGCGATCGCTCTCTGGCGATCGTCGGCCTCATCCTGTACACGGGAGCCCGCCGCGAAGAGGCCGCGCGCCTGCCGAAGGCGAGCCTCGACCTCGAGGACAAGAGGCTCCGGATCATGGGCAAGCGCTCGAAGGAACGGATCGTCCCGGTGCACCCCCGCCTGGTCGAGATCATGCGGGGCTGGCTGGCGAAGACGAACGGCAGCCCGTACCTGTTCCCGCCCGGGTGGGGCAGCCGGCCCCACATCTCCCCGTTCACGATCTGGAACGACGTGAAGGGCGCCGCGGCCGCGGCAGGCCTCACCGACGTGTCGCCCCACAAGCTCCGGCACACCTTCGCGACCGAGCTCCTGGCCCAGGGCGTCGACATCCGGCACATCCAGGAGCTGCTCGGTCACGAGTCCCTGTCCTCGACCCAGATCTACACGAAGGTCGTGGTCGAGGATCTCGAGGGGGACGTCGTGCTCCTGGACTTCGACGACTAGAATCGGTGGGACGCACGCTCACGATCACAGGGGGTCCCTCTTCGGCAGGGGGCCCTCTGCTTCTGTAGGGCCTAGTAGGTGCCCTGCGAGTACACCCGCTCGATCCCCCACGTGCTGGTCACGAACTGGCGAACCAGCGTGTCCTGCACAGGATCGAGGCCTCCGCCATGCAGGTGCTCGAGGGCCTTGTCCCTGAGCTCGGCCATCTGCTTGAGCTCGGTGTCCTCGAAGATCCTGGTGATGGTCTCGGTCAACGGTCATCACCTCCTTCCCCTACTCGACGCCCCCATCATCCCCCGAACGCGGCCGCACGACAACGAACGCTCGACCTGAGGTTGAGGGTTGCGTGCTTCTAAGCGTGTGACCTGCGACAATGGCGCCGTGGAGGAGAGGGCACCACCCCTTCGCCTGGTCCGAGGCGGGGCACCCCAGCCCGCCTACACCTGCTGCGCCCTCGGCGGGTCCTCCCATTCAGAACGCGTCGAGGCCCTGTCTTTCGCCCTCCGCGCCCTCGGCCCCCATCCCTCACGCGCCTCGCTCCGCCGGGCGCTTCTGGATCTGGTCCTTCTCTCCTCCACCCATGAGGCATCCTGAAGACGCCATGGCCGACGGCCAAGAGTGGATCGACCCCGAGACGACCCGACTCCTCGAGCAGGCCCTGGGCAACCTGGGCCTGAGCTACGGGACGGTGGAGATCACGGTGGCGGACGGCCGCGCCCACCACGTGCGGATCACCAGAACCATGCTGACCCAGCACGAGCGGACTAGCCCGTCTGGGTCATCTTCGCCTCCAGGGGTAGACAAACCCTCGACCTGAGGTCCATACTCGCTTTCGCACCAGCGCTGGCAGGAACAACCTGAGGCGTCGGGCCCACGTGGCTCGGCGCCTTTCCGCATTTCTGGGGGGATCGCTTGGAGGGAGCACCGACGAAGCGCCAGCTGCTGCAGTCGATCGTGGAGCTGTACGCGATCTCGTTCGGCTCGCTCACCATCCACGCCCACGGCGGCAAGGTCACTCACACCGAGACCAGGACCACCGACAAAGAACTCGACGTGGCGCTTCGGGGGGCCGCGTGACCCAAATCAGGACCAACTGCCCGCGTTGCGGTGAGGTCGAGCTGGCTGCCACCTCCCTCGAGCTCCACCTGGCCGCCGAGGAGAACACCTACACGTTCGTCTGCCCCGCCTGTGAAGAGCTCGTCCGCAAGCCCGCGGACTCGAAGATCGTGAAGCTGCTGAGCTCCGTCGGCGTCCGCGTCTCCACCCCCATCACCGAAGCCGAGGTCATCCACTTCACGGAGGTCCTCCGTCGCCGCGACGATATCGCGGAGCTCGCGAAGGACGAGGGGGCCGCATGAAGTAGCCAAGTATCGAGGTACCTGTTCCTACTCGACACCCGAGGGGATCGCCAGACCGGCGGTCCCCTCTTCCATTTCCAGGAGGAGGCCAGATGAACGACCCAATCACGAACGATCCAAAGCTCCAGGCGATCGAGGCCGCAGCAGCGGCTGAGCTCGATCGCCAAGCAGCCGAGCAGGCACCTGAGGAGACCGACCCCCAGGAGCAGCTCGAGCGCCAGATGCTGCTCGGCACTCTCGAGCAGGCGCGCGCGGCCTACGCCCAGACGAAGCTCGGCTACGCGCTCTCCAAGGCGGGAGTGGCCGGGGTGGAAGGCCACCCGCGCCAGCACGCCGACAACGTCGCCAAGGCGAAGAAGCAGCTGGAGGTCCTGCAGGCGATTTTCGACGCCGGACTGCCGATGGCCGAGCCCAGCCCGCTCGAGGTCGCCAGCAAGGACCTCCAGGTCCCCGACAACGTGCGGGACATCGCATCCGCGCGATCAGCTCACCCCGACAAGGGTCTCCCAGGTGCCCCAACCGCTGGATGACGAGGAGGGCTACGCGGAGGAGCTCATCGACGCACTCGTCAACGGCGAGGTGTGGTCTGAGGTGCTGCACCGGTCCGTGCCCACGCCTGGGTGGCTCAGCGTGCGTGCCCACTTCGAGAAGACCGGACGCATCGACGACGAGGAGTTCTGCACCGTGATCGACCTCGAGCGAGCGGTGGCCGGGCTCGAGAACCGGGACTTCGAGGCCGCGGCGGTTATCTACCTCCGCGCCTGGGGTCTGAAGTTCGACGCGATCGCCAAGATCATGCGCCGGCGCAACGTCGTCAGGCTGGCCGAGAAGGGCCAGGCGTGGATGGCCGCGTACCTGTCCGGTGGGGATCCCGAGGCGGCCTACGAGGCGGTCCGGTGACCCCCTTGGTGCTGTGGCACGTGTTCCTGTCCTCACGCTCGGACAGGCGGCTCCCTCTGACCTCCCGCTACCCCGACTGGATCATCCCCGGCGACCTGCTCGAGTGGAGGCTGGGGGAGATCCTGCAGCGCGCGTGGGACGCGGGCTTTGGGCTCGAGGTGCGACGGTGGGGCTGAGACGCTGCATCGAGCCCGGCGGCTGCTTCCAGTGGGCAACCGACCCCGAGCTGTTCTGCTACTACCACACGAAGAAGCGCCGGGGCCTGTACGAGGCGACGTACGACCAGCGTTCGCTCACCCCCGACCAGGTTCTGACCGATGAGAAGCGGGAGATCGTGAAGATCCTGCGGGCACTGGCAATCGACGAGGGCGTCATCTTCCGGGCCCTGGCGCGTCAGCCATTGACACGCCTGGGACAATGGAGATAGGGAGGAGTGTGCCCCCAGCGGGCACCGCACAGACGACGCGCGTCGCCTCCTCCCCCTCTTTGATCCCCGACTGGTTCGCCTGGGCCGCGATCGAACGCGGCCTGTCCCCCGGCACGCTCCGCAAATACCGGGCGACGCTGCACCGGCTCGAGGCCTTCGCCGCCGAGCCCATCAGCCAGCTGAAAGCGCCCGCCCTGCGAGCGTTCATGCAGCACAGGCCCGGGTCTCCGTCCACGCAGACGGGCCGGCTTGCCGCGCTCCGCTCGTTCTACGGGTGGCTCGTGCGCTCCGACCAGCGCGAGGACGATCCGACCACCAAGCTCGACCGTCCCAAGGTGCGCCGCACGCTTCCGCGACCGGTGGCCGAGCTCGCTCGGAAGCTTCAAAAGCTCGAGCCCGCTTTCAAGGCTGCGGCCCTGTTCCTTGCAGAGACGGGCCTGCGGATCTCCGAGGCGTGCTCGCTCGACGTCCCGTTGCCCGTGCCCACCGAGCTCATCGTGCTCGGTAAGGGCCGCAAGGAGCGCCTGATCCCGCTCACGGATCTCGCCCGGGCCTCGCTCGAGGCGCTCGATGGGCGGATGCCAGCCTCAGCCCGCACGATCGAGCGCCACTTCCGCCGCGCTGGCTTCACTCCCCACCAGCTGCGCCACACGATCGCCACCGAGATGGCGAAGGCAGGCGCGGACGTGACGGTGATCCAGGACCTTTTGGGCCACGCCTCGCCGGCGACGACCCGCATCTACTTCAACAACGACGTCTCCCGGATCCGCGAGGGTCTGGACCGGCGGAGGACCGCGTGATGCAAACCCAAGACGAGGACTGCCTGGTGGCCCAGCTGCCGCTGCCAGCCGAGCCCGTCCTGCTCAGCCTCGAGGCCGTCAGTTTGGCAGAGGCCGCGGTGTTCGCTCTCCTCCGCACCAACCAGCTGCGCGACCACAAGAGCCACTACCAGGCGCTCAGGCGCGCATGGGTGATGGTCACCGATCTCATCGCCGTGGCCCACCGAAACGAGGACCCCGACTGGACCGACGCGGTCCATGCGTCGGAGGTAGGAGGGACGACCTGAAGAACCTCTGGCAGAAGAAGCAGAAGCTCGCCGCCCCGAGCCGCTACTACGGCAACGGCGGCACGATCCACGCCACGGGTCACCTCGACGTCGAGGTCCGCGACGGCAAGGTCGTCTCGGTCTGGTTCCGCTGCCAGATGCTTCCGTTCGAGCAGCACGACGTGGACGAACGTCGCGCCGAGGGCATGCTCGCCTCCACCAACCACCTGCCGACGCTCACGGGCGTCGAGGTTCTCGACAAGGGGAAGACCTGATGGATCTCAGCTACGCAGGGTTCGCCCTGTTCCCGATCGTGACCGGCCTGATCGAGCTCGCCAAGGGCCAGGGGTTCCCCTCCAAGCGGGCCCCGATCCTGGCGCTCGGCCTGTCTCTCGCTGCGGCGTTCACCTACGTCTCTCCCGACTGGCGCATCGCCACGCTGGCGGGTCTCGGCATGGCGCTCGCCGCCGTGGGGCTGTACGAGGCCACGGTGCGCCCGGCGGCACGCTCGAAGTGACCGAGACGCGTTCCAGGAATTCCAGGAATTCCAGGAAGTCCACGAGGTGTGTCGACTGCGGCCACCTGTGGCAGGCCTGCACCTGCGGCCTGAGCTTCCGGGAGAAGGTGCTCGGCGTCGGCATCGACCCCAAGGCCACACCGACCAGGGGGAAGACGCGGCGGTGACCGCCGAGCTACACGACTGCCCTGACTGTGGATCCGCACACCTTGGGATCCGCTGCGGGATGACGTTCCGAGAGCGCATGGGCACGGTCCGTATCGACCCCCGGGCGCTCCCGAACAAGCTCGCCAGCCAGGCGCAGGCGGGCACCTACTTCGACGACGAGCCACTGAAGGAAGCCTTCGGAGCAGACGCAGCAACGCGCGAGCAACAGATGCTCGAGGCGACCAAAGGCCTTGGCCCCGCCCAGCGGGATACCCGAGGGGAGCTGTGGAGACGTGACAGAGCATCAGGGGAAGCGGTCCGGGTCTCCCAAACGGAGCTCGACCAGGTCTACCTCGGGGGCGACTCCGAGACGGAAACACGCTGACGCCCAGCGCTCGTCCATGGTCGTTGCCGCGACTGCTCTCGTCGAGGGCAAGACCACCGAGGACGCCGCGCAGCTCGCCGAGATCGGCCGCACGACGCTGTACGAGTGGCGTACCCTGGACTCTGACGCCGGCCGCGAGTTCCGCGGGATCCTGCGCGACATCCGGGAACGGTGGGAACGCGAGTTCGTCGACGACACCGTCAGGCTGGCGCTCTCAAGGCTCCGTTCAGCTGCTGATCCTGCGGTCAACCGACTGATCGACCTGCTCGACGCACAGAAGCTCGTCGTCACCAAGACCGGCGACGGCTTCGAGGCCGCTGACAACGCCACCCGCCGAGCAGCTGCCGAGGCCATCCTGAAGAGGATCCAGGAGTTCATCCCGGCCGAGCGCCTGGAAGTATCCGGGACGCTCGAGCAGACGATCGCCGAGCTCGACGCGAAAGGAACCAACGGCTCGGACTGAAACGCTGAGCCGGCTTCGCAGCGAGCTTCCTACCTACTCCGAGGCGTGCCTCGTCATCCGCGACAAGGACGCGCGGACGGTTCCGCTGCAGTTCAACACCGCTCAGACCATCGCCCACCGCCAGGTCGTGAAGCAGCGGCAGGAGACGGGCCGGGTGAGGGCGATCGTCCTCAAGGCCCGGCAGCAGGGGATCTCGACCTACGTCGGGGCCCGCTTCTTCCGCAAGACGCACCTGTGGCGCGGCGTGCTCGCCATGGTGATCGCCGACCTCAAGAAGCGTTCCGAGGCCCTGTTCGCGATCTACGAGCGCTTCCGGCTGAACGTCCCGGCGGAGATCACGCCGGGGGTGCGCTTCGGTGGCAAGCAGCACATGGCCTTCGACCACGACTCGAAGGTCATCGTCGACACGGCGAAAGACACCGACGCCGGACGCGGGCTCACGATCCAGTGTCTGCACGCCTCGGAGGTCGCCTTCTGGGACCACCCGGCCGACACGATGATGGCGCTGCTTCAGGCGGTGCCGCCCGAAGGCTCCGAGGTGTTCATCGAGTCGACGGCCAACGGCGTCGGCAACTGGTTCCACACGTTCTGGGAAGCCGCGAAGGCCGGCGAGTCCGGCTACATCGCGATCTTCCTGCCGTGGTGGATCCACGAGGAATACCGGGTACCCCTTACCGATTCTGAGATAACCGAGATTCGCGGCTCGTCTGACCCGTTCGAGCGCAGGGCCCTGGATGAGGGCCTGCCCTGGGACGAGTTCGACGGAGACGAGACCTCTTTCCCCGCGGGCGCATGGCTCGCAGGCGGCCGCTGGGTGCTCACACCCGAGCAGCTCGCGTGGCGCCGGCGCACGATCCGTGACCAGTTCGCCGCCGACGAGCGAGCGTTCCGCCAGGAGTTCCCCGCGACTTCCGACGAGGCGTTCTTAGTCAGCGGCAACTGCTTCTTCGACGAGGAGAGGCTGGTCGAGCTTCAGAAGCTCGTCCGCAAGCCCCTCGAGCGGCTGAATCTGATCGTTCAGAAGAACCCCGCGACCGGCAAGGCCAAGGGATTCACCCCCCGGGCAGCCGAGCGGGGGTCGCTGAAGATCTGGGAGCGGCCCGACCCAAAGGGCCACTACGTGATCGGGGCCGACACGGCCACCGGCCGACAGGTCGCCGGCAGGGACTCGGACTTCACCGATCCCGAAGGCGATCGCCAGGGTCGTGACGCCTCATCGGCAGCCGTGCTCCGCACCGCCTACTGGACCAAGAAGGGCGACAAGAAGGTCCAGGTCCCCCCCCGTGTCGTCGCGGAGCTCCACGGACGCATGGCACCGGAGGTCTTCGCCCACGAGCTGTGGGCACTCGGCAACTGGTACTCGTGCCCGGGCCCGGGACGCCGGCGTTTCGCTGCGCTCATCGGCGTGGAGCGGAACCACTCATCCGGCGAGACGGTGCTCCGGGTGCTCTCGACCGAGCTGAACTACCCGAACCTGTTCCGCCACCGCAAGATCAACACGGCGACCAACAAGCAGACGGAGGTCCTCGGCTGGGTCACATCGGCCGAGACCCGGATGCCGATGCTCGACGAGCTCGCCCGAGCGATCCGCGAGGACTCGCTCGGAGACCCCGGAGCCGAGGCGGTCAAGGAGTACTTCACCTTCGTCCGCGACGCCAAGGACGGCCGGCCCGCAGCCCAGGAGGGCTCGCACGACGACCGCGTGATCGGCAGAGCCGTCGCGGTCCAGATGCTGCGCCACCACACGGACGAGGCGACCAAGCCCGCGCCGGAGTGGAAGCGCGCTCCGACCCAGTCGGGCCTGTAGGGCCCTCAATCAGGAGACCCCTTGCCAGGACCAGATGCAGCCTACGGCGCCGGCGCGCTGTACCCGAAGGACGAAGAAGAGCACCGCGATCTGCTGACGTTCGCCACTCAGGCGTTCACGGCAGCCGACGCCGATCGCCAGCCTCACGTCGATCGCTGGACGCGGCACTACAAGCACTACCGCTCCCACGTCGACCTCGACCCGAACGACTGGCGCTCGAAGATGTTCATCCCGGTCTCGTTCTGGGTCGTCGAGACGATCCTGCCCCGCCTCGTCGCGCAGCTCCCGAAGTTCCTCGTCAACCCGGTCGGGCCCGAGGACGAGGAGCCGGCCAAGACGATGGAGGACCTGCTCGACTACTGCGCGGACAAGTCCGGGCTCGAGGTCGAGCTGATCGAGGGCTTCAAGTCCTCGCTCATGTACGGCACCGGCGTCCTCAAGGTCTTCTACTCCAACGAGCCGGTCCCCAAGATCGTGCGCGAGCCGATCCTCGAGGACGCGACCGAGATGGTCGAGCAGGTCGTGATCGACCCCGACACGGGTCAGCCGATGCTCGACATCAACGGGGACGAGCTGGTCGACCAGTACCCCGTCACCAACCAGGTCGAGACCGGCGAGTTCCGCACCGTGCGCCAGATGGTGCCACCGCCCTACGACGGGCCCCGGGCGGAGAACGTGGACCTCGCGAACCTGTGGGTCGCGCCCGGATCCACCGACTTCGACGACGCGCCCTACGTGATCCAGCGTCACGAGCGCGACATCGAGTACCTGAAGGCGAAGATCGAGGCCAAGGACTACGCCCTCCTCGGCGGACGGACCATAGAATCGCTCGTCGGCGGCTCGGACGAGGACCCGGTCGCCCAGCGCCAGGCCGAGGTCGGGATGTCGGCCGGCGACAAGAAATCGGACGAGACCCGCAAGCTGATCGAGCTGTGGGAGATCTGGACCCGCGACGGCCGCGTCATCACCGTGGCCGCTCGCAGAGCCATCCTCCGGCACGACTACAACCCGTTCCTGCACGGCGAGATCCCGTTCGTGAAGATCGTCGACCACCCGGTCCCCGGCGAGTTCTACGGCGTCGGCGAGATCGAGTCGGTCGAGGCGCTGCAGGACTCCACCAACGCGCTCGTCAACCTGCGGATCGACAACGGCAAGCTCGCGCTGTCGCCGATGGCGGCCGGCGACCTGTCCAAGCTGAAGGATCCCGCACAGCTGGTGGTCAAGCCCGGCGGGTTCATCGACACCAGTGGTCACAACCCGAACGAGGTCATCCAGTGGCTCGAGCGGCCCGACGTGCCCTACTCCGCATTCGAGGAGGTCGCCGCGATCGAGGCCATGATCGAGAAGGTCACCGGCGTCAGTGCCTACCAGACCGGCAACGACTCTCCCTCGCTCAACGACACCGCGACCGGCGTGGCCATCATCCAGGAGCAGGGAGCCACACGCTTCGGGATGAAAACCAAGCTCGCCGAGGTGACCGCGCTCCGCCGCCTGGCGCGGCAGTACGGCGCGATCATCCAGCAGTTCTGGACGGAGGAGAAGCCGCTCCGGATCGTCGGCCCCAGGGGCAAGACCCTGTGGGACACCCTCGACCCTGAGTCGATGGCCGGTTCGTTCGACTACGACATCGAGCCCGCCTCGACCGTGCAGACCGAGACCGTCCGCCAGCAGATGGCGCTGTCTCTCCTCCACGAGCTCGCCCCCTACTTCCCGCCGGTGACGTTGCCCGTGACCGACGCCCTGGGCCAGCCGGTCGTCGATCCGATGACGGGACAGCCCGCGATGGAGCAGCAGGAGCACCCCGGCCTCACCGCGCTGAAGGAGGACGTGCTCGAGGCGTTCGGCAAGAAGGACACCGGGCGCTACCTCTCGCCCGAGGACGAGCAGCCCGAGGGAGCGGTCGACGACCAGGGCCAGCCCGTCGACCCGATGGGCGGGATCCCACCTGAGCTCATGGCCCAGATGGCCCAGCAAAGCGGCCAGCAGATGCCGCAGCCGGCGGGCTACTGATGGCCGGCTTCAGAGACCTCTCCCAGCCCGAGTTCCACCCCGACGTGAACCGACTCGCGCAGCTCCGTCTGAAGTTCTCGGAGGCAAGCGAGATCCGCGAGCTGTTCCCGCTGGGCGCATGGGAGCGGCTCCTCGACCGGGCCCGCGAGCGGGAAGCACAAGCGCTCGGCGCTCTCTCAGCCCCCGGTGTGATCCACGACCCGCAGCACGACGCGGAGGCGCGTGGGCGCCTCGACGCGATCAGATGGCTCCTCGGCCTCCCCGAGGAGATCCGCAAGGAACGGGAGACCCTCAGCCGGGCGATCGCCCAGGCCGAGGCCCCGCAAACCGAAGGGAGCATGACGTGACCGAGGGACTTTCGCTCGGGCCCGAGTACAAGGAGCTCACCAAAGACGAGCTCGAGGACATGCTCGGAGACCCCGAAGCCACCCCGGAGGCCCCAACCGAGGGGACACCCACCGGGACAGAAACGCCCGCAGAACCCGCTCCCACCCCTGCTGAGCAGGCAGTTCAGCCTCCGGTAGAAGGGACACCCGCAGAGCCCGTCGAGCCGGCGCCGCCGGTCGAGGACTCGAAGACCCAGAAGCTGCTGGAGCAGTACAAGACGCCCGAGGACCTGGCCAAGGCCCTCGAGCACGCACAGTCGCTCATCGGCCGCAAGGAGGCCGAGCGGCGAGCGCTACAGGAGCAGCTGCTCCAGACCCAAGCCGAGCAGCAGTTCGTACCACCGGTCTCCCCCGCCCCCGACTTCGAGGCCATGGGTCTCGATGAGGACACGGCGAGGGGCATCCAGGCCGCGATCGACCAACGAGTCAACCAGGGCCTTGCCCAGCGCCAGGCCGCCGAAGCCGAAAGACAAACCCGCCGCCAGGCGCTCGGCTCGCTGTCTGAGTTCCGCGAAGCGCACCCCGACGCCGACGAGGCTGCGGTCTCCTCGGTGTTCGAGGAGCTCAACGTGTACGAGGACGGCAAGCTCGTCCGCAGCGACGGACAGATCTTCGAGGACGCCCTCGAGGTGTCCCGGGATCCGAACCTGCAGAACGTGCTGAAGGTCAACCCGAACCTGTGGGACAGCCCCGAGGGGATGGCAGTCGCACGAGCGCAGGCTCAGATGCTCCAAGGATCGGTCACGCCTGTGGCCCCGGTCCCAGCAGCACCCGCAGCACAGGCCCCGGCTCAGCCGGTCACGCCTTCAGCAACACCGCAGGCCCCAAAGCCTGCCACCCCCGTAGTGGAGACCGGCAACTCCGGACCGCCGGCACCTCCCAAGCCCACCGATGAGGTCGACGAGATCGAGGCCTACATCAAGGGACAGAACAAGTCCGGATTCGGCTTCTAGCGGACACGCCCCCGGGCCCCGCTAGCCACGCCACCCCGCAACGAACACCCGTCCTAGACGGCTCCGAGCGGTCCGTTCCCCGACCACACACGACCCAAGGAGTCCCAGCTCATGACGACCATGATCAACGGGGCCCAGACGACCGCGACGGTCAACACCTCCACCCACGTTCGCGACGTCTCAAGGCTCCACTATCTCGACCCCGACATCTCTCCGTTCACGCACCTCATCCGTGAGGCGCGCTCGGAGGTGGCGGACAACTTCAAGTTCGAATGGGGCGAGAAGACCCTCGCTCCGAAGTGGGACCAGGTCAACGGAGCCCAGACCTCCGGCGACACCTCCATCGAGGTGGACAACGGTGGCTACTTCAAACCCCACGACCTGGTGAAGAACCCCCGCACCGGTGAGCAGATCCGGGTGACGGCCGTCACCGGCAACACCCTGACGGTCGTTCGCGCAACGGGCTCAACCGCCGCCGCGGCGATGAACGACAACGACGACCTGCTGATCATCGGCCAGGCCGTCAGCGAAGGTGCTGCTCTCCCGGTCGCTCGCGACCACCAGGAGACCATGCCCTACAACTACACGCAGATCTTCCGGCGTGTGGTCTCCGCCACGGGGACCGAGCAGGCCACCAAGCACTACTTCGGTGACCCCCGGACCCGCAAGCGGGCGGAGGTCTTCAAGGACCACCGGATCGACATGGAGTCCGCGTTCCTGTTCGGCGAGCGCAACCGCGACGTCGCCGACACGGGCGCACCCCGTGGATACACGGGCGGGCTCGAGTACTGGATCTCGACCAACGTGAAGGACGCCTCCGGCGCCCTGTCGCTGGCGGAGATCTGGGACTGGACCGAGGACCTGTTCGCCCACACGGGCGGATCGAGCTCTCGCATGGTGATCCACTCGCCGCTCATCGGCACGGTCATCGACCTGCTCGCCGAGCCGCGGATCCAGATCGTGCCCAAGGACAAGATGTACGGCCTGGCAATCCGGGAGCTCCAAACGTCCCACGGCACGCTGCTTCTCATGAAGCACCACCTGATGGTCGACGGCGCCGGCGGAGAGGGCTACGCGGATGACGCGTTCGCCTTCGACCCGACGCAGGTCAAGCACCGCTACCTCGAAGGCCGCAAGTCCACCCTGAAGATCAACCGCCAGAACCCCGGCGACGACCTTTGGGCGGACGAGTACCTCGAGGAGAGCGGCCTGGAAGTGGCCAACGAGTCGCTCCACGGCCAGCTCTACGGGGTGACCAGCTAGGCCCACCCCCAGCACCTGACCCCTAGCGGCAAGAGCTAGCGGGTCTCCTGCGAGCCCGGGGTCACCCAGCCCTTCCCCCTGGGGCCTGGCCCCGGGCTCTTCCCCTTCCCTACGACACAAAGGAGCACCATGTCCGACCGCGTCACCCTCAACCGCATCTCCGAGCTCTACGGCGTGGACGCCAGCGATCCTGCTGCCATCCGCGTCGGCGCCATGGCGGAGCCGGCGTTCGGAATCGTCAAGGCCGCAAAGGTCGCCATCGGAGCGGTCTCGACCGGCGAGAAGGACACCGGGTTCGACCTGCCCACCAAGGGCATCGTGCTCGACGTCTTCGTCGACGTGACCACTCTCGAGGCGACAGCCACCACGAAGACGATCGACGTCGGCCTGCTCTCGTCCGAGTCGGGCGGAGACGCCGACGGCTTCCTCGACGGGGCCTCCACCGCGGCCGCGGCCGTGGTCCGTGGCAGCATCACCGTCACCGACGGCTCCAACCAGAACTTCATCGCGGCCGCTCCCACCCTTGGGGCGCTCCTGCGATCGGGCGTTCTGGGCACCGACGCCGCAGGCGAGTCGGCGGCTCTCATCAAGACGCCGCACGTCCTGAACGGCACGGCGAAGTCGCTGACGTACACGCTGGGGTCGACCCACACCGAGCTCGTGGGCGCCATCTACGTCGTGTACATCGACATGACCGAGTAACAACCGCATCACCAGGGGGCCGGGCACTCGCTCGGCCCCCTTCCACGTTCCCGTTCCCTACCCAAGGGGGAGGTACATGCGCTTCACCAGTCGCTTCAACAACCACACCATCGTCGTCAGGGCTCGGCAGCACGCCACGCCCAGCTCACCTGCCGACAAGGGCCTCGCGGCCAAGTTCCGTGCCCCGACCAAGCAGGTGACCGACCCCGAGCGTCGCCAGCCCGTCGCGTTCTTCGACTCAGAGGCCGCCCAGAAGGACCTCGGGTGGACGAAGGCGGAGCTCGAGGAAGTCGAGCGCGCGGTGCTCACCAACCGCAAGTTCGGCAACGGCGTGTACCTCGCCCCTGGCCAGGAGATCCCCGCCCGCTACCGCGACCTGTTCCCAGACGTCGAGGAGAACACCCCGGCTGACGTCGTCGCCCCAGAGGTCGAGCCCGAGTTGATCTGCGCCAACGTCGAGATGGATGACGACGGCGAGCTGCGTCAGTGCCAGAACCCGCCTCTCAAGGGCACCGACCTGTGCGCCAAGCACACCCCTGTCGTGGAGGAGATCCCCGCAGGGCACACGCCTGTCGAGGAGATCCCCGCAGCTGCTCCCAAGCCCAAGGGCGGACGGACGAAGGCGGCGAAGTAGATGCCTCCCAAGGTCTTCTCCTTCGGTGCCGGCAAGACGGGGCGGTCAGACAAGGGCGTCTACACGGTCCCTGTGACCACCAACCCCGCAGCGAACACCGAGATCAGCGAGACGGTTCCCACAGGCAAGGCGTGGGAGCTGTTCGGCGTATCGGTCTCGCTGGCACAGGGCGCCACACAGACGCCGTGGCCCTCGCTCGTCATCGACGACGGCACCAGCACCATCTTCCAAGCGTTCAGCGGCACCGCCGCCATGGACGCCAGCGTGACCGCGGTGCACACCTGGGGCCTCGGACTCGTTGCAGCAGGCTCCGGCGCCTCGACGGCCAGCTTCGGCCCGCTCGCGGCAGGCCTGATCCTCGGCCCCGGCTTCCGTATCCGCACAGCTACCACCGGCAAGGGCGCCAACTCGAACTACGCCGCCCCTGTGATCTACGTCTGCGAATACGACCTCGCGTAGATGGCGACCTTCGGCAACCTCGTCGAGCAGGTCTACGCGGTGCTCCGGGATTCCGGCCGCCAGTTCATCCGTGAGTCCGACGTCCAGGACTGGATCAACGAGGCCCAGCTCGACATCGTCGCCCGCCTGGACCTGAACCACGGCACGACGACGGAGGTCACCGAGGCGATCGGGGCGGGCGACAACACGATCGCGCTCCCAACGGGGTTCGTGGAGGTGATCTCGCTCCGACTCGGAGACGACGACGACGCGGAGTTCACCTCCGGCGCCAACTGGAACGCCTGGAGTGACGACGGGGCCGAGCCCGGCCACACGCTCTACCGGATCTTCGGCTCGGTGATCGAGCTTTACCCCACTCCCGATGCGGGAACCGAGTACACGCTGCGCTTCGTCAAGGAGCCGACGACGCTCGACTCCGCAGAGGACACGCCGGGGATCCCGACCCACCTGCACCGCAAGCTCGTCTTCTACGCCCGGGCGATGGCCCTGGCCCAGGAGAAGGACTTCCAGGGCTCGACCTACTGGCTGGGGCTGTACGAAGACGGCCTGCCGCCTGTTCCCTCCGGCCGGGAGAAGTACGTCCCCGGCCCCGTCCAGGTCACCCCTGCCGCCGGCGTCTTCGACACCCCCGGCGCGAGACACATCTAGGAAAGGACCGCATGGACCTCGACAAGCTCCGCACGATCGGCGCGCCCCGGCGGGTCGGAACCTCCGCGCAGACGGTTGCCCGCGAGAAGGGCTCGACCACCATCACCACCGAGCATTGGGACGGCCGCAAGGACGCGACCGTTCGCCCCGACGTCGTGCGCTACGGCGCACGCATCCACAAGACCGGCAAGAAGCGCGGCCAGGTCGCAGAGGTCCGCGAGATGACCCCGAAGGAGAGGAAGGAACGACATGGCGACGAGTGAGGAACTCAAGGCAGAGCTGGCCGTCCGCGAGCTGGAGGAGAAGCTCGTCGCGGCCAAGGACAGCCCGAACGGCCCATCGCGGAAGCTCAAGCAAGAGGTCCGCGAGGCCCGCCAGGCACACCGTGAGATACGCGAGGCAACGGCGGCTGCCGTGGCTGCCGAGGTGCAGGCATGAGCGGCCTCTATCTCGCGCAACGGATGGAGGAAGCCCTCGACCACGAGTGGGGCTCCCTCGTCAAGCGGTTGCTCAACCAGGAGAGGGGCTCCATCACCGCCTCAGGGCTCTACGGCCTGACGCTCGAAAAGATGCTGATCGACACGGCGGGCGAGTCGCTGGAGGCCGAGGACAACAAGGTCCTCCTGGTCAACGACTCCTACACGCCCAACTTCGACACCCACGACTTCCGCAACGACATCACCAACGAGGTCTCGGGTACCGGCTACACCGCCGGTGGCGCGGCCCTTACGTCCACCGAGGTCACGCTCGCCTCTGGCCTGCTCACCTTCGACGCCGCCGACCTGTCGTGGGCGTCTTCCACCATCACTTCCGCGATGGCCGGTGTTCTGTACTTCAACGTCGGTGCCGACACGACCGACCAGCTCGTGCTGCTG